GTGGAGTCTTGTGACTCACCTCACCAAGTGGATGGATCTTCAGCCTCTGCGGGTGGTTCTCACGTTTGCCGTCATTGTTGTCACTTCAATTCTCCCAGGTCATGTTGTCAAGGTGTTCTCCCGGCTCGCCGGCCATTTCTGGCGTCAGTTGTGGCTTCCAGGTTGGCTCAGCGTGTTCGTCGAGCGTTGCATCACTGAGGTCTGTGGCGGTCCCGGAGCCTCCATTTTCATGGTCCTACCCGGCCGTGGCTGGTTTTTCCAAGCCTACCTTTGGGCAATTGGAATTCTTAGTGTTCTCCCCGGTCTGGTGCCACATTGCATATTGCCAACTGCCTTGCTCACCTGGTGGTTCTGGGTTCCCATGCTCTGGTACTTTTTGATTGCGCTGGAGCATGTTGCGGCCATCGCCACCGTTCAGCCCTTTGAACCCGGCACAGGTGAGCCAGTACTCTGCTGGGACATCGCCGACTGGTGGGGCCACTTCACCGCCAGCACTCTTGAGGAGAGTCCAATCTCCCTCCCCAAGGCAATCTGTCGCATTCCCTACGTTTACTGGCCCGTAGTGAAGTTCCACCTTGCCACAGCTGTCAATGCGCTGGCCAAGCTTTCTGTCCCGTCTGAGTCTGATCTGCGTCAACTCCCCGCTTTTGTTAACTTGCCACCTTTGCCCGCTGTCAAGCCCACCACGGTTCGCGTTCGCAACGTCGACAAGACTTTGCCCTCTGTTGTTGTTCAACGCGCCAGCATTCCAAGCGGCTCTGTGGTCTCGCCGCTTGCCGTTGATCCACAGGGAATGACTTATCTGGAGTGGCAACGTGCGGTCGAGAGAGCCTACACTGCTCATCGTGTGAAGTATCCCGCTTTGACCCCAGGCCAAAGTTGCTTTTGGGACTGTGTGGCAGCGTTTGGCGGAACTGCTCACATGTGGTACAGTTGGTTCATGGAAGTTTCTGGTCGAAGGCCAGACCCTTCCGACCCCGTTGTTGGTAACGTGTTTCAGGCCGACATTCTGAACTTTGCCGCGGCCTCGGGTTTCGGCATTAGCCTGACTGGCCTCACCACAACTGTGGTTCATGCCACCAAATCCTCCTGGCCCACAATCCACATGGTCATGTCCCATTCAGTCATTTCTGGTATGAGCCACGTTGAGCTCGCGGGTCCCGTCCAGGCCACTGGCGCTCAGGCGAACCTCTCTCGGGTCCTTCGAACCATTCGTCGCATATGGCCTCAATGGGACACGGCTTTCCAAGCTGCACTCAACGCGTCCGCCAGTGACTCAGTGCCTGCAGCCACTCCCATGCTTGTGTCATTTTGTGGAGACAAAGTGTTGCCCAACAATCGCAATGACATTGTCGCTGCCCTTCTAGGCTCGTTTTCCTGCCAGCCCATTGACCCGAACAACCAGGAGGGGTTCTCCATCGATTTCACCACTCAGCGCACTGCTCCTTGGCCTGATCTTTTTGAC